TAAGTCCAGCGCCAATGTCGCGCCTTGTTAAATCAATGCCCATACGCCGAGCAGAAACATAAATCGGATTGTAAGAAGCCTCTGGAATGTCAACGCAATCGCCAACAGCCATGCTGTTAACCAAAACTTGCCACTTGCCCCTACCCTTTTTGCGGCCCATCGTCTCCGCTAATTCGGGAATCGGAACCCCCGTCTTTACTTCAAAGTCCATAGTATAGCCCTCTCTTCTTACATCGCCAACATAGCGAATGTGATTGCAGCGATGGTCAGCAGAACAACTACCGACCCCGCCATGTCTTTCAAATCATACCTCATGGGAAAACCCACGAACGCCGCGCTGTGAATCACGACTGAAATTGTTCGGGTCTACAAATAAACGTATCATGCGCTGGCATCCTCTCTCTCAACTATCAAAGATACAGTGAATTTCTTGATAATGTTTTTCCCGTAAGTGCCATTTTTGCGCAACCAAGCCTTGTATCGGGAAACCTCTTCCAAGGTTTCCACAACATGCCACTGATATTCGTTGCCGCATATCATATCTTTGTTTTCCTCAATCCAAGATATTTGATAACTCATGCGCTGGCCCCCTTCGGATCAAAGCGTAGGTGAAACTTGGTGGCTACACCGTCTAAAGCGGCAACAATGCTTCTAGACCAAGTATGGTCATGTATTAATGAACTGCCCCTAGACGTATCATCATGGGCCATTTGCAAGTCAGCCAACAAACTTAACTGATCGTTACTTAAACTCTCTTGGCCCCACGACTTCGCAACAGCGTCAGCAACAGCCTGACTACCTGTTATACCTTGACCCTCAAAGTCCTCGTAATAATGCTCATTGGCAATGAACAAGCCAACGGCACACATCTGGCCGTTGAACTCACAGTCATCGTCCTTGCCACGGTATACGCAAGCGTCACTGTCCTGATCCAATGACGGGCCTTCCATGCCCATCAAATGAACCGCAGCTTTGTTGAATATATCTTGTGGTTTCATCTTGTCACCTCGCTTTTGCTAAACTATGTTGTAGTATGTATTCCTATGAAGTTGCGTTGTCAACACTTAGTTTAAATTAAAATCAACCTAATTTTACTGAAAACCGCCCTCATTGATTTCATTGGATAATCTACGTCAAAAAAATCCACGTCAAATCTTGACGTAGTTGACGTAACGTAGAATGTTGAACAATATCAACGGGTTATGGTTTTACGTCAAGCACGTCAAAAAGTCGTTTTGACGTAGATTGTTCAATGAAATCAAACACTTATTTTACGTCAACTACGTCACCCCCTATACAGGGGGGTATATATACTGCCCCCCCCTGATGTTAATCCAATGCAGCCAATACCGTGATCAGTACTTGCGCACTTGTGGGATAATGTGCTATTGATCGGGGACACTACAGCAGGGATTCGCAGCATGCCAAAAGTCGGGGAACCAAACCCAAACGGGTTAAAACTAAAACCATCACAGCAGACGTTTCTAAATAACTTCCTGCATAAAGATATGACACAGACAGCCGCAGCCAGAGCCGCTGGATACAATCACCCAACAGTGCAGGCAGTGCAGCTACTCAACACGCCACACGTTCGGGAACGCCTAGACGAAATGCGAACCGAACTGGAATCAAAGTATGGCGTCAACATAACCAAATCTGTTCGGGATATGCAGATGCTTCGGGATGAAGCATGGGCCGCAGGTAACTATAGCGCAGCAATCAAAGCAGAAGAACTGCGGCTCAAGGTAACGGGACTCATGGTGAACCGCAGCCACGTAACGCACGAAAACGTAGACCAAATGGATAAAGACGAAATTAGTAAAAAACTGCAAGTTATTATGGATCGGGCTAAAAGCCGAATGATCGACGTAACCCCTGAAGAAAACGCAATAGAACCCGAACAACTCCCGTTAGCCAAAGTTAGTGAAAAGCCGCAGTAAGTCGGGCTGGGCTTGGCGGGGCGGGTCTCGGCCCCACTTTACAGCCATTTTAAGGCCACCTACAGCGCCGAATCGGGCTTTTCGGGGGTCGGGATACCCGAAGACTTGTTCGGGTTCTGTAGCCCCCCTCCCACGAACATGTATTATGTTAACGTTTTTGCCCCCGGTTGCTGGTAATCGGGCCGGGATCGGGCCGGGTCGGGGAACCCGCACAATTGTTCGGGATCGGGGTTTCGGGGAACATGCCGGGTACATCCGGGTCGCCGGGTATTGCCGGGGGTCAACCGTTGACAGACCCTGACCCCCTCCACCACCACAACCCGAACAATTGTTCTGGTTAACGTTTGGGGGTAGTTTGTTAACTTTTATCTGAACTTTATTTATTTTCTGTGTTGACATGTGGGATTGTATGGGATAGGTGTTGTTTGTCAGTAAATGAAAGGACAGACACATGAGACAAGAAACACAGAAAATCATGTCCGCTTTCTTGCGGGGCCAGAAGGCTTCCGCAGCGCGTACTAATACAGACGGTCATAACGTATGGCTGCATGGCAATAAGATAGCGCAACGCAGCGAAGGCGACTTTGTAGATTTCAGCCTTGCAGGTTGGCCCACAGTTACAACGCGGGATCGTATCAACGGTCTGTTGGAACTCAGCGGCTCTGATTATCGCGTGTTCCAGAAGAACGGAACTCAATTTCTTACCAACGGTACAGACGTTCGGGAAATTGGCGACAGTGAGTGGATCGGGTTGAACGATGAGGTCTACAAAGATCGGGTGTCGGTGTAAACATGATGCTCTATATGGCCTATGGCATGAACACTAATCGTCGGGCAATGGAAGCACGTTGCCCGTTAGCGAAACCGATGGGCGGGTTCTACTTGCCCGACACTAGGCTAGTCTTTCGGGGCGTTGCCGACATTGTACATGATCGGGATTGCATATGCCCCGTTGCGCTATGGGCTATCACGCCTAGTTGTCTGAAAGCACTGGATATGCTTGAAGGCTATCCTACGCTTTACAATAGGCGAAAGATTAACGGCGGTTGGTTAGTGTATGAAATGAATGACAAAAACTATGTCGGGCCTCCAAGCCAGCACTACTACGACATGATTGAGGAAGGCTATCGGGACTTCGGACTTGATGACTATTGCCTTCGGGTTGCGGCCAGAGAATCGGAGAAAACAGAAGTCGCATAAACTTAGGCCCGGTGTTAATTCACCGGGTTCTTTTTTGCCCGGAAGAAAACCCGAACAATTGTTCGTGTTTGTTTGCCCGGAGCGCCCGGTGTTTATGGTACGTTTTAAGTATAGAACTCTGTTGCATTTATTTAAAATAGTTGTTGACACCTATGTTGACGTGGTATATTCAGGTATTAGCAAACGGAGGATATGCTATGTTTTTAACAATCGAAAACAATCACACTGGCGAGTTACTTTGTAACCGTCGTTTGGGACCATACGAAAAGCTAGACATTGAAGCGTTGGTTTCAAAAGAGATTGACAAGCTGTACTGCGGCGAACTTGAGCTAGAATATGCAGACAATGTGCCGAACGGTTGCGCTGAGTATTATGCGCAAATCAGAACACGCAAGCATGACAGCTTGTGCGTATGGACAACGGGTGACTTCTTTTACAAGCTGGAGACAGAATAATGAAGAACATAACGCAACACACTGGACGAATTAAACTGATCGAACGGCTAGACAATTCCTATGCTGGTAATCCTCAATATATATTGGCAATCATGGACAGCCCGAACAAGGATCTAGGATGGACGTTTCGTACACCTAAGAACAGCATGTTAGGTTATGAGGTGGCAAGCTACATCGACAAAGATATTGATGTAACCGTGACTCTAGGAACTCATTATCGTTGCACGACACTCAACAGCATAAGGAAGGCATAATATGTGGAAAGTAACATATGCAGTAGATAGTCTTGACCCTAATCCAACAGTCAAGACGTTCGATGAAGAGTATGAAGCTATTGATTGGCTGGGTGATGAAATGTCTAGACGCGTTGATCACGTTGTTCAACACAGCCCCTATTCAATCAGCGAATCAGAACTTGTCGGGATACAAGAAACTGAGGCTAGTTTAGCGCGTATTGATCGGGTTTAACAATCGGGCCTGACCCTTCGGGGTCGGGCCTTCGGGATCGGGTCGGGATCAATCGGGATCGGGGTCGGGGCATTATATACCTCGGCCCTTTTTTTATCCGCCGCACCACACACACATGCACACATCAAAAGAACAGAAAGGGAACAGAACGAAAAGGGAACAGAACAAAAGTAGAACAGAACGAAAAGAGAACGGCGTATTTTGACCAAACGGTCAAATTTTACCAAACGGTCAAATTTTACCAAGCGATCAATTTTTGACCAATCGATCAAATTTGACCAAGCGATCAAATTTGACCAAGCGATCAATTTTTGACTAAACGGTCAAATTTGACCAAGCGATCAAATTTAGCTTTGCGCTGCGACCAAACCCGAACAATTGTTCGTGTTCTATTTTTGTTCTTTTGTGTTGGCGTTGAATATGGAATTGAATATAGAAATTGACGTACACCCCGAAAATAGAGCCATAGAACGCGAACAGGTCTTTCCCTCACTCTACTACGTGAAAACACATGTTGACGGTTTGTTCTCATTTTAATCACTTGATGTTACAGGTTGAAATATTTCGTGATAATCGTATTGACAGGCAGGTTGAAAATAGGGCTATATATATAGAGAGCGACACGGAATGACCCGTTCGCATTTTTGGAGAGTACCAAATGCCAGTAAATCTATACAACGGAACCACTACAGGGTTTTCACTTTATCACGCCGCAGGAATTGAATTAGAGCATCACGGTGTGGGCGTCAGCAGCACCAATGCCCAAATGTCACGCGATGGTATTCAGGGTGTAAGAAACAAGCGTGACGCGTCTCACAATGTAGATTGCGAAAGCGTAT